GAAACCATTGGCAGAAAAATTATGATGATCACATTTGATTACATGGAAAGATTTGCCAAAGATGCAGCAGAAAACGAAATAAACGACTAAGGAAAAGTGATGACTAAATTTTTAGAACTACGCAAAATCAACGTAAACGAACATACCGAAAAAAAAGGTAAGTTTACATATCTAAGCTGGTCTTGGGCCGTTGATCAGCTCCTCCAGCAAGATCCAACAGCTACATGGACTTATGGCGATCCAGTTTACTTTGCTGAAACTTTAATGGTTTTTTGCTCAGTAACAGCTTTTGGCAAAACTATGACAGCTCAAATGCCTGTCATTAATAATCAAAACAAAGCTATTGCTAATCCTGATGCAATGGCAGTAAATACAGCAATGCAACGATGCCTAGTTAAAGCTATAGCTTTGCATGGTCTGGCTTTGTATATCTATTCTGGTGAAGATCTTCCTGATGAAGATGTACCTGATTTAACTGTATTAGCAAAAGAATGGGCAACAGAAATCAATGTATGCAAAACCATTGACGATTTAAAAAGAGTTTATGGAACAGCTTATTCTGCTGTAGCTAAAGACAAAAATGCCGTTCAAATAATTGCTAATGCAAAAGACCTACAAAAAGGCATTTTAATGGCATTGCAATCATGACCTGGGCAGATAAAGTAGCCATAGCTACGTTGGTTATAGCTTCAGTAATCCTAATGTCAGTAATTCGTTTAGCAATTAGATTGGGTGGAATATGAAAAATGAACCAGTAGCGTGGACTGCGTGTTTAGATTGTGGACAAAGAGTTACAGGCGATTCTATTCACACTTGCTCGCCACAACTAAAGACACTAACAGATGAAGAAATAAAACAGTTAGCGTACCAGCATAGATAAAATGGCGATGTTGAATTTGCTAGAGCAATACTAAGAAAGGCACAAGAGAAATGACTGACGGACAACTTGTAGGTTTAATTAGTTTTATTTCTTTTTGGATTGGTTTTGTTTTTGGCTGGTTAAATAGAAAGGCACAAGAGAAATGACCACTTTTACAACTGAGGATAGGATTGCCGTAGAACAAGGTACTCCAGAGTGGCATCAGCTTAGATTGGGCAAAGTTACGGCTTCTAGAGTAGCCGACATATTGGCTAGGACTAAAACAGGGCCATCCGCTTCAAGGCAGAATTACCTTATTGAATTAGCTTTACAGCGCACTACAGGCATCATTCAAGAATCTTACACCAATGCAGCAATGGAATGGGGTACTCAAACAGAACCTCAAGCAAGGGTAGCTTATGAAGTCAATACCAATAATTTTGTCGATCAAGTCGCTTTCATCGACCATCCTAGTATTGCTTGGTTTGGTTGTAGCCCTGATGGGCTTGTGTCTGACAGGGGCCTTGTGGAAATTAAGTGTCCTAATAGCGCAACTCATTGGGAATATTTTAAAGCTAAAAAAGCACCTAACAAATATGTTATCCAAATGCAAGCGCAAATGGCTGTAACTGGCAGAGATTGGTGCGATTTTGTAAGCTTTGATCCAAGGATGCCTGATCGTAGCCAGTTGCTAATTGTTCAAGTTCCAAGAGATTCTGAATTTATATTGTTTATGGAAGCTGAAATTAAGCAGTTTTTGAGTGAAGTAGAAGTGGAAGTAAATTTGATGAAGGGAAATTAAATGGCTATTAAATGGTATGTAAAGGCTCCAGTTTCAGAGTATGTAGCTCAAGATGGCACAAGCAAAAAACGATATGCTACAGTTGGAATTGTGACTGAAACTAAAAAAGGCGATCTGATGTTAAAGCTGGAAATGATTCCTCTTTTGGGTCTTAAAGAAGGTTCGTTCTGGGCTTATCTCAATGTTCCAGAAGAAAAAACAGAAGGTAACGCTAAACCAGCTAATTTGGCTGATCTTGAATCTGATATTCCATTCTAAGGAAAAATAATGAAAAAGTTAATCGGAGTTTTATTCGCTTTTATTGCAGTAACAGCTTATGGGCAGCAACAAGTAATTACTTGTAAAACCCCTGCTGGAGCTGTATTTGTTTATTCAGGCTATTCTTGCCCACCTGGATCAATCAGAGTTTTTTAAGGAGGCCGTATGAACGAACATATTTGGACTGCAAGTGGTACTGACATTACTTTGCGCTGGAGAAAAGCTGGATGGGTTCCTCCATCGGAAGTTCAATCCTACAAAGACAAATGGAAATACTTTCAAGAGCTTCCATTGCGTTCTTTAGATGCTCAAGGCAAAATTGAGTATGAAGGTACTCTTAAACTTAATAAAATTTTTAGGATTAAATAATGGCAACTAAAAAACTAACAGTAAAAGAACCAGCCATTAAAGAAAAGTCTGGAAAAGTTATTGTGGCTAAGTCAAAAGCTTACAGCCATGATGAGCTTAAAAAGATGGCTGGTAAAGCTGCCAAAGGCGCAAAACATGAATTTGAGCTTTCTAATGGCAGAATTGTTACTCGCAAAGTAGCAGCAAAAGTAGCTGAAAAAGCTGGAGAAGTTCCTAAGTCTGTAGGTAAAAAATTACATTCTCATGATCTTCGTAGAGCTGAAGGCATTAAAAAGAAAAAAATATGATTACTCAATCAGCTCTTAAAGATTTATTTGATTACAAAGATGGAGATCTTTATTGGAAAATTTCTCCATCAAAACAAATAAAAATTGGTGCTAAAGCTGGAAACACGAAAAGCAATGGATATTTGCGAATAGGAATAAATTACAAACAATATTCATTGCATCGTTTAATTTTTATGATGCATCATGGCTATCTTCCAAAAGAAGTAGATCATATTGATAACAATCCAGCAAATAATTGCATTGAAAATTTAAGGGAAGCTAATCGCTTTCAAAACAATCAAAATGCTCTTAAAAGAAAAGATTGTTTATCAGGTGTAAAAGGTGTTTGTTGGAAAAAATCTCATAAAAAATGGGTTGTTCAATTACAAGTTAATGGCAAAAGAAAAACTTTTGGATATTACAATGATATTGAATATGCAAAATTTGTAGCAGATGCAATGCGCTATAAATACCATAGAGAGTTTGCAAAATCGTGAGTAACGATGAAGCCATGATTTTCAATGCAATCGTAATGATTGGCTTCGCCTTTATTATTTGGTATTTAATCGGAAAAGATAATGACAAGTGAAGATATACCTTTTGCTGGAAACGTGAAAGTTCCATCAGATGATTGTGAAGAAGCGTTTTTTGCTGTTTATCCTGATTTTTTTTATGAAGGATCTACAGCTCTTAATCTGTGGACTCAAGCCTGGCAAGCATCTTTAGACCATGTTGAGAACAAAAAGCCTTTAATTCAGCTTATATGACAAAAAAGCCCAAAAGAAATAAGCATGAGCAAGAAGCAATGGCTGAATATTTAACTAAAAAATTTGCTGAGATTGATGCTCAACAAGAATTAATTCCAGTAGTGATGCAAAGAGGTGAATGGGAAGCTCTTAAATACACAATAGAACTTGCCCTTAACCTTAAACATAAAAAACGATTACATCGCTAAAATATCCATTGCTTTATGAGTTTTGTCTATTCTGTCTTGCAGACCTAAGACACCACCATTAATGCGTTTTGTAATCAATTCCCACGATTCATTATCAGCAAGATCATTTAGATTTCTTTTGTTCCAGAACCATCCAGCAGACATACAAGCCCATTGAGGCTCTAATAGAAGCTCTGGATGCTCTGCAAATGGTTGACCTAATGCATTTCCACAAGCAGTTACGTTAGAACGGCCTGTAAGCTGTATAACGCCTCTGCCATGAAATTTCCAGCCATCACCATCTTCAGTATTACCAAGATCAGCTCTACCGCCATAAACTTTGTTTGCAATAGCTTGTGGATTGTTTGCGTATTTCTCAGCAGTTGCAGCATCAGAAAAACGAGAAGGCCAAACTCTCATTAAAGCACCAGCAGAATAATGAAGGTTTTCTTCTAAGGTCTTAAAGTTGCCTGATTCATGCTGGCATTGACCAATAAAGGCTGCCTGGCGTTTTGGGGTATCTATGCCATATTTGGCAAAAGTGTCATTTAAAGGTTTAAGCCATTTAGGATCAATTCCTAATCCTTGTAATTGGTTACTATTTAATGGAGTCATATTGTTTATAGCAAGCTTCTAATCCAATTCTTATTTGGTCTGCTCTGGCAGCTTCCCTAATAAGAAATTCTGCATCAGGGGCAGAAAGGGTTGCTCCGTTGCAATCTTGTCCATTGATGGTTTTTGTGGGGCTATTGGAACGGCTACGCAACTGGCTAATAGCATCGACAAGCTGATTATTAATAGCTTTAATTTGAGCATCTTTGACCTTTCTTATCTCATCTGCTTGCGCTTGAGTTCGTTGTTCTTCAACTCGTGTATCCAACTCAATTTTTGCTTTATATCCCATAAAATTGTTATGCTCAAAGCGATAACCAAGGTAAGCAGAAAAAAGCATCCCAATAACAATAGATCCAAGTTTGACATAGGTAAGGATTGGTAAAGGAAACATTACTCTATAGGTTTGGAAGTCACAAAGCGAAGTACAGCAGTAATAATCCCAATCCCAATAAGGATAAAGCCATAATATTTTGGATCAATACTGTTTTGCACATAGGATAGATT